GTAATAACGAAGTAGAAGCAGTAGAAGAACGTGCCCCTGTTCTTTTTGTATCCGAGGAAGGTGTCGAGCGAAGCGACACCCAATCGGTTGGGGACAGCCTAGGAACACAGGCTGTCGAACCTCACGCGGAAGATGAGGTGATCACACCGGATCAGGCTTACCATGCCAGGACCAGCAGGATTGAATGCTCTGAACATACTTTTGTATGTCATGACGTTAAATCCACCATTGCTGAGAATGTCATTGGGTCTGTTCAAGGAGTTTACCTATCACCGTGGATCAGGTTCCGCCTCGAGCTGATGATGTGGTTATCATCGGTTCTTGAGGTAGGTGTGGAATGGACATTCCACATCAGTATGATCATGGTTAGTGTTACCATGATCGTGTGCGCGGTCAAGCGGATCAGCAAAACGGATGTAGTAACTCCGTTTTCGGTCGTCTGGGAGGGAGGAATGTTTCCTATTATCAACTTTGAAACTACCAGGGAAGAGTACGATGTACGTCCCATGGTGTTGATACCTCTTCTCATCCAGGCTTTGGTTATTTTTCTTTTGTGGCGAGTACAAAAGTTAGTTGACCCAAACGTGAACCCGGAGGCTATGTCAGCCTTCTTTAGCATCCAGAACGATCAATTGGATGTTGAGCACAGTTCGTTAACATTAGACGCCCAACCAGTTGGCGTCGTCCGCAGCACGATTGAAACCCCTCTAGGAAAATGGAGCAGTCGTGCCAGGAAAACGCGGATCCCAGTCTTGGCTGGACGAGTTGTTTCTCTCGCGAGATTACGCAACGGAAAGGTCACCGATACCGCAGGGAATCGGAAGATCATTCGTAGCTTTCTTGTGAAACAGGTAGAGAACATGCGAAACGTGAAGGAACCCGAATTCGAGAATCTCCGCAACAAAGATCTGTTGCGTTTGGTTGATTGGAGTACAGAGATGTACTTCACAGCCAGTGATGAGGATATCGAAATGGAGGAGTTCAAGAAAGACGCCATGTTTCGCGAGGCGGGTAAGCAATACGCACGTATTGCTGACCCGCCCACAATCGTCTAGGGCCGCTTAGCGGTTCGATCTGGTGTCACCACCCAATCCATTATCAGCGACGAACAAGTCAATGCTGATGTCAATACTGGACAATGGGGTGATATCGAAGGGTTCAAGATCGAACACGCTAGGCAGGCAGGGGGCTCAGTGAGAGCCCGGCGCTATTATCAAGTTAGAGGAGATAATGGCGCGTCGTGGAATATCCCAAACAATGATATTCCGACTGTACGGCATGCGATTCTGGAGAGAGTATTCTTCGTGAAAGACAAGATATTGGGATTTGTTCGGCCACCACGGCCAGAGAACAGCCCATCTTTCGCGGGTTTGACGCCTAGAGGAGTCGCAGATGCCGTGTCGGAGCGTTTGAAACCATTTCGTAGTAAGTTAGAACTTTTCGCAAAGTCTGTTATAAAAGCCAGCCCGTTGTCACCGGCAGAATTTCTGTCACGATACGGTGGGGCCAAACGCAGATGTTACGAGAGTGCGATGGGATCATTGGAGTTGCATCCATTGAATTACAAAGACGCTAGGGTGAAGTCATTTACCAAGGATGAGTATCTCAAGCCCGGAGGGGCTCCGAGAGTTATTCAACCAAGGTCACCCCGATTCAATTGTCATTTGGGTAGACATATCAAAGATGTCGAGCATGATATATTTAAGGCTATAGATCATGCGTTTGATGAAACAGGACAACATCGAACAGTAGCAAAGGGAATGAACATGAATGAGCGAGGATTAGTTATAGCAGAAATGTGGAATAGCTTTGACAATCCTGTCGCGGTCGGTCTTGACGCAAGCAGATTCGACCAACACATTAATGACAAGTTACTTAATTTTGAGCACAGTATTTACCCCCTGTTTTGTGAGGGGGCTGGTGATGGTGATTTACGCCCATTACGAGAACTGTTGCGCAGCCAGTTGATAAACTATGGAAGGTACTATGGAAAAGATGGTACTATTAAGTACGCGGTGAAAGGTGGTAGAATGTCGGGGGACATGAACACCTCATCCGGTAATGTGA